TTCTTGGCATCTTGCTTTAATACCATCGGCAACCTTACTTTGAATGAAGCGACTTCTCTCAGTTCCTGTTAAACCTCTTGCCTGTGCTTCAGCAACTGCGCTTTGTTGATCGACAAACTGTTGAGAATTTAATGATTTATCAGCACGAAGACCAAACTCATTAACAGCAACTCCTGGTGGAGGGGGAGCACACTCAGCAGACTGAACAGGATCTTTTGGTTTTGATACACCGATTCTATCATCAGGAACTGTTGGTTTTGCCGATCCAACTGGTGGATCTTTTCCTTCAGCAAAACCACTGGTCGCTAAACTTCCAGGAGTTTCATTTGTAACTTGTTGAGTCTTGGTCCAACTTGTTGCTAGTTGTGTCTGGGCATTATTACCAAGAACTCCCATAATAACGGGAACTTGTTGATCCTGCCCATCAAGAAAGAATCCAAATACAAAGTTTCCTTGACGGAGATTTGGAGTCTGAGAAGAACCTGTTTGTCCACCACCTGCGGTGATAGGATACATCACCTGAGCCCATGGAAGTTGATCAGAAGGGATTACCTTCTCTCCTTGATCGTGTAATCCTACAATCCTTACTTTATATCTTCTTCCCCATCCAGGTATTTGCTCAGCAGACTCGTGCTTTCCTGGAAGAGAATTATCTCTCCAAGTGGAATCATCAGCGATCTGACCGACCCACCAGTTAAAATTTACCCCCAGAAACCCTGGATTAAAAAGAGATCCGCCTTCCATTAATTATCAATCATCATAAACTCTACATTCAAGTGCATCTGGATGTTCATCACAGTACATTTCAAATCCCGTAGGATCATGATCAGTATCTGGATGATTAATTTGATACTTTTCTAGATGGTCTAACTCATCTTGAAGATGTCTGCGGCGCTGGCCATTAGTTGTGGGATTATCAATCTCATCTCTATCATCATTAATGTGCTGTTGAAGTGTTCTGTCGCTCATAATGGTATCTTGCCAGAAGTGTGATTTCCAGTTCTACCAAAAGAATCTCTTACTAAGTTAAGTTTAGTATAAGTTTCTTTAGTAGAAATATAGTGACATAAATCTGCTATAATATATATCCCACCATAATCCTTGTTTACTTCTTCATCAGCAGTTGAAAGTTCTTTAGCATCTATAAAAACAACATCCCCAGCGTGCAGTGAAAAGTCTCCTGGAATTGTAACAGTACTTTTTGCGGAGAAGAGTTGATTGTATCTCATTATTGATTGATTCAAAATATTCTTATACTCAAAGTTTTCCTCTTTAGATTTCCCTATCTGTTGCTTTGTATTCCCCGAAGGCAAAGTTCCCTTATCAAGAAAGTAATAAGTTGTTCTAGAAAACTCTTGATTCTTACCATCTCGGTTAAACTCAGGATTTAGAGTAGGTAACTCCTTTCCCGCCAACTTTAGATCTTTCTCTTTCTCTTTAGCATTTGGAGTAACAACTTCATAGTAACAAGTGAATGGATCAAATAAAACTGTGCGTGTAGAAAAAGCACCCATCTTAAGTTTTTCTTGAACATCAACACGATTATCTTTTGAATATTCAAGTGCCTTTACATCATATCCGGATGGAATATTATCCCCCCTGGAGTCTGGTGTTTGGTTAAAAGTTATAGACTTCTTCTTTTCTTGACTCAATAAAGAATCAATTGACTTAAACTTAAATCCTTCTGATGTTTCAAAGAAGAAAAACCCTGCGGTATTACCCTTTGCATTCTGAGTGTTTGGAACTGCTTTTTTAGACAACCAGTTCATTGCATAATATGGTTTTCTATTATTTCCTACAAAATTATAGTTGTTTGATGTTTCCTCCACATCAGTTTTCTTTTCAGTTCCAAGATATTTTTTATCGGTTAATATCCTCTTAATATGATCAGATATCTTTCCATCAAATCTACTATTCAATCTAACTTTCTCATTTAAAATAAATTCTTTTGATACTAGATCAAGTTGAACCATTGATTTAGTAGTATCTTCAGAAAGTGGGGTAACTTTGTTAACATACAGAACCAAGTCTAATGTTGAGTTATTATTATCTTTAAACTTAACATAAACTTTTTCCTGACCAACAATAGGCAATCCAGCAAGTGCTGTTTTATTATCAATAGCAGTTCCAGAATCAGCAAAAGTTACAGTTGCTTTGATAGTGTCTTGAAGAATGCTTTCATAATACATCAAACGAATAGTTCCCCCAGTAACACTTACCGTCTTACTTGGATCTTTATTAGAAACTATATCCAGTCTTTCTATAAAAGATGTTTCGGCACTTTTTGAGATTATTGGATTTGCCATTTTTTATTACCTGATACTTTATTTAACTACCAATCACCAGAGACTCAAATGGATCTTCTCCACCACCCCTCATTACCAGGGAAGATCCTAATGAAGAATAACTAGTATTGCCAGTATCACTAACTTGCATTTGTGGCACAACTACAATTTGTTCCGACCCAAATTCATAGTACGCAAAGTTTCTCAATACATTAATAGCCTGATCATATTTTGCATTATTCAATGCTCCTAAAAATCCAGGAAAAGTTTTTTCAACAGCAGCAGTAGAATCTGCATCAATGACAAATTCCTTTCCTTTTTCACCAAGCATTGCCATATGAGGACGACCTAATGTTAGACCTCCCTTCTCAAACTTTACCACACCACCACCAGTACCACCCATAAACTGCTTTAAAGTTGCTCTTACTTTTGCAGATCCTGCATAATCTCTAGCGCCAATGGCACCAGATCCACCCCATTGAGCTCCAGGGACATCAAATGCAAGTCCAGAATAGTGAAGAGATCCGGTAGCATGTCCACCAACTGGACCATATCCTTTAAATTCAGTTACTTGTATTCCTTTAGATCTGAAAAAATTAAATGCCCTTTCTGCAGTTCCTCTATCTTTAAACCCAATATGATCATGGTAGTTGCTAGTTGTTCCATGCCCTGCTCTATCAAATGTTCCAAATGGCGTATTAGGATCTCCGGTAATATACTGAGCAATAGAACCACCCACACCACCTCTATTCATTCCCACATTACCAAGCTCTCCGGATGTTGGAATTTTATATCCCCCACCAGTTCTAAACTTTTCAAGACTTGCAAGATACTCTCTATGTATTCTAGGTCCTTCTGTATTTTGAATATATTCTGCAGGTCTTTCCCACTTTCTCATCCACCAATCCGCTGCTTGTTGCGGTGAAGAAAAATTAGTAGTCAAATATAGTTGTCCAGGTTCACCAGATTCTCTTAATGCATAATCAATTTGTGCTTTCCAATTTGATGCATAGTTAGGAACTGCTCTTAAGAAGTTGGATTTTCTGGGTTCACTTGAATATTGAAATAATCCAACACCAGGACCACCAGATTGAGAAACACCTGGTCTAAATGAACTTTCTCTGGATATATTTGCCATGATACCAAGAGCATGAGTATCATCCATTTTTTTTGAAAGTAGATACTTGTAAATATCCCCTTGCAACCCTTCAGGCGAAAAATCTCCTGCTGTTCCTCCACCCGTACCAGATTCTGGTTGAGATTTTCCTTGGTCTTGTTCGCTTTTTTTCAACCTCAAATTTTCTTGTATCTCTCTTAAGGTCTTTTGTGCATTGGATTCTGTCGCATCTTTAAATGAAGCAGCAACCCAATCACTAATATCTCCACCTTGAGAAATGGCATCTAATGTTTTTGGATCAACAAATCCACCTTCAGCAAATGCAGCAAGTCCACCTTTTAATTTTCCATCGTCTATTCCCTTTGCAACCAACATATTAATTCCCAAACCAACATTTTTATAATCCTGTTGAGTTGGTTTTTGCCCCAAAAGAATTTTAGAAGTGATAGCAAGTATGGGACCAAAATAATCACTCTTACCAAGTTCTTTTCCAGCGTTTTCAATGACTCCAAATGGATTCATAAAACCAGGAAGTTTTGGTTTTGGAAATATTCCAAATATTTTTTCTTCTCCACCAACATCAGCACCAGGTTCTATCTGAACATCTCCTGGTTTTTTTGGACTGAGTTTTCTTTTATATTTTCCTTTTTTACCAACAGAAATAGTTCTTTTTACTCCTCCCGTTGCTTTTCCACCTCTGGTAACACCACCCCCTCTCATACGTTTGGGTTTATCTTCAAGTCCAAGTTTCCTAAGAAGAGCATCGGAACCTGCAGAAGTTGCCATAGATGCTCCAGTTGCTAATACAGTACCACCAAGTAAAGTAGCGATAGCAGCTGGAGTTAAAGTTCCTCCACTAAACACTGCTTCAGCAACAGCAGCTGCTCCAGTTGAACCAAAAACCCAATTAAAGACTGCCATACTTAATCCGGCAGTTACGATTGTTCTAGATGCGTCTTTATATCTCCCTTCTTTTAATAAATTCATAACCTCAAAAGCCGCAGGAACTAATGCAATAAATCCGAAACTTTTTCCAAGGACACCCATAAATTTGCTACTTCCAGACGGAAGTTTTGGAAGACTTGGAAGTTTTGGAAATCTAAAACCACCTCTTCCACCTTGACCTTGTGTTATTCTTGCTCCACCAAATGGCAATCTAAAACCACCTCTTCCACCTTGACCTTGTGTTATTGTTGGTCTCTCTCTAAAAGGATTTCGTATATCAATACCACCAGCACGACCACCTCCACTTGTTGTTACTCTAGGTCTTCCTCCAGTTCCCGGTCTGGTACTTGCACCGCCACCACCTCTTCTTCCACCACCTCCTCCACCAGCAGAACTAGCAGCAATCATTCCTGCAATGATTGCAAGATTTAGAAACTTATTTAATAAACTAGAAAGTTGATCAAACTGCTTTACTCCACTATCACCAAAAAGATTCTTTACAAATCCACGAGTGGCATCATATGCTTTGTATCCCCAATCAACAAATGTTACAAGACCATTTAAAAGTTTTCCGCCGAGATCTAATACAAAATCAGTTGCTTTCCCTAAAAACTTAACAATGGGAATTATTTTTGGCAAATGATCTACTAATCTTACAGCAAAATAACCAAGAATAATATTACCAATAAAGTTTTTTATCCAATCCAAAAATCCCATTCTAGGAGCACTTGGTGTTTTTACTTTACCGGATTCTGCTTTTGGTTTTGTCTCTAACTTTTCTTCTATCTTTTCACGTCGTTTAGAACTTTCTTGTTTTTTTGCTTCATTTAACTTTTTCTTTTCAGAGGCTAGAGTTCCCTTCAATATACTATCAATCTCAATTACCTTAACCTTAATAACTCCAATATTTTTTACAGAGTTTTCACTTAAAACAAGAGAAGAAGATCCTTTAACGGCAATCTTATTGGTCTTTACGATTGCTCCTCCTTTTGATGATGGTAAAAACTTTTGAGTGTTGATTGCCATTTATATCACCTGTAAGAAGCCTGACTGTGACCATGAACACCCAAAATCCTTGTTTTATGATTAGATCCTGCAGTAGTGGCACTAAAATTTGGTGGTCTTGAAGATGATGTATTATTTCTTGGTTTTGTTGAAGTTACTGGAACTGGAGGTCCATAAACAACTCTAGGTCTTGATGCTGGAGGAGGGTTAACGGGTCTCACTCCCGCATTTCTTGGACGAGCAAATCTTGATTGATATGGTCCAGATTGGTTTCTTCTTGGGTCATTAGGACCATATAGTGTAACTGAAGACTTAGGTTTTGTTGGTGGTATTGGTTTTCCTTTATCATCAGTCGGAGTAAACCCACCACCCAAATCAATACCAGCACCACCAGGTCTTAAATTTCCCCAACCAGTGTTTTGATTAATTCTCAAAACACCAGAAAGACCTTTAAACAGTGCTCCCCCAATATCTCCTTTTCTTAAATCAGATCTAGCACCTTTAAAATAATCCGATGCAGGTCTATTTCCCTCATAAGTATCATTAGTTATTGCTCTTCCGTTTTTACCTACTCTAAAATTAAATTGACCAAGTGCAAGATTAGCAAGTTTATCTCCCATCAATCTATTATAATCAGCCTGCCCTAGTCCAACAGCACCTACTCCACCCTGCCCTCTCCTCTGAGCTTCAAGCATTGCGGGTCTGACATATCTTCCCAAAGAACCTCTATCATCAATTCTAAATGCTTTTCCTAATGGTCCGGCAAGACCTTTAAGTGCATATTGAAGTCCTGTTATTTTTGCCCCAAAATTTTTAACTCTTCCACCTGATATTCTTTCAACAAATTTTTCTGTTCCTTCCTCCTTTAATCCAAGAATAGCAAGTGGGTCAGCAAACAACCCCTTGTTTTGTATATCTTGAAATCTTTCTTTAACAGATCCAACAAAACCCTTATCTTTTTTTGGATCATAAAGACTCTTTATCCAGGCATCACTCTTTTCAAGATTTGATTGTGTAGTTTTTGTTAAAGCTGCATCTGGTTTTAATTCACCAGATTTAATCAATGCATTTTCACGTTCTGTTCCATATTTTTCAAGAGATGCTAATGGAGAATCCAAAACACCAAATAAACCTTGCGGGAGTTTAACAAGATCTTGTGCCCGATTTGCTAATCCTTGGTAAGAGCGAGGATCTAAACCAGACCTGACTACTCCTTGTGCCCGATTTGCTAATCCTTGGTAAGAGCGAGGATCTAAACCAGACCTGACTACTCCTTGTGCCCGATTTGCTAATCCACGCAGTTCCTCAAATATACCACCACCTACACGACCAAAATTCATATTAGGTACAGAACCCCTAGATAAACCAGAAATTCCTCCAGAAAAAGATGTTCCCCAAGTTTCTGGTTTATCTACATCATATCCAAGTTTATATTTTATAAACTGTTTAACATTATCTATTAATCCACCACCGGCAGCATAAATTTTACCACCCATAATTTTTGGTTGGTTTGTTCCACCACCAGCAGCATTCATTGCCTCCAGAGTATCAACTCCATACTTGGCAACAGCACCAGTAGACATAACAAACTCACCATCACTAAGCATCGCAGGGACTTTATCTACCCCCTTCTCACCGCTTACATATCCACTTGCAAGTCCGCCACTAAATCCCCCACCATTAAATCCATAAGATTTTGTTTGCCCTGTTTTTAATGCTGATATTTGTTCATCAATTTCAGATCCAACACCTTGCATTCTTTGAAAGATGTTTAGATTGGCTTTTTGTTGTTCTAATGCTCTTATCTTATCTTCAGTTGATCCTGGTTTTGATTTGGTTTGCCGCTCCTGCTCATCAACAGTTCCCGGGAACATTGCAGGTATTGTAGCTCCAGCAGTAAACAATCCAATAGCAGCAGCTGCTCTTGGATTCCTCGCAACAAATCTTAAAAGAGATGGTATTGCAACTTTACCAATGCGGAAAATAAATCCGCCTATCATTTTGGTCAACCCTAAAGTCAATCTACCAAAAGAAGTTCCAAATAAAATATAAGAACCAATAAGTGCTGGCCACCAATCTTTTACAAAACGAATAATGGACTTAACTTTACTTTCGTTTTTGGGATCACCTAACCACTCAACAAGTTTATAAACTATTCTTCCAAGTATAATATTTGTAAAGAATTCAATTACCCTATCAAGTAAAGATTTTACTGGCGCTATTATTTTTTCAGCAATTTTCTTTAAACCTTCAAATCTTTTTTCAAGTTTACTTTCAGCAAGTCCTCTTTTTTCCTGCTCCGCTTTTCTCCTATCATAAGCAGATGTATCGTCAGATATTTTCTTCTGCTGCCTTAAAGTTTCACTTATTGAGACTACAGCAGAAGTAATCGCAGAAATATTACTTTCTAAACTTTTAGATAATGGAGAAGCACTAATAGCAGTTCCGGGTAAAGATTTAGTTGCTGTTCCTGATATTTTTCCTTTTACACTGCCAATGGTAAATGACTTACCAGATATCTTTTTTTTCTTTACTTCAAATCTACCTTGATCTTTTTTGCTTTTAACTCTCTTATATTCATTGGTTAGCAGTTCAACTTCTTCGGTAGGAATGGTTGTTTTTGCCATCCTACCTTTAACCATTGCTTCTTTAAGAAGAGTCAGATAAGTTTCATAGTCTAGATCAAAAACATCATCAAGCCCAATAAGCCTTAAAATTCTAGAATCAATTTCTTCTTTTTGATTAGAAATGGGCATTGCTCATCTGTTGTTTTTGTTTTAACTCTTCATCTTCAAGATGCTGTTGTAATAAAGCAACATAGATGTCTCGTTCCCAAGGCATCATATTCTCAATCTCCGTTAATGAATATTTATGGTACTGCATCAAAGAAAAATTGAGACGAAAATAATTTTCAAGGTCCATATGGACCATTCCTATGCGAAAAAACTTGCTAAACCTTCCAGCGTAACTTCACTTTCAATTTCAGTAACTGGGTTTCTAACTGTAATAGTGTGAGAAAGTTTAGGCATTGTTTCAAAGAACTTTTCAATATCTTTGAACTGTGAAGAGTTCATTGATTCTAGAAAATCACTAAGTTCCTTTTTAGAAACATCAGCAGCAGCCCAGACTTCATCTTCAGTAAAGATTTTATCAATACAGGATGCGATAAGATCAAACGATTGATCCATTGCATTCTTATCATTAAAATCAAAGTTACTCTTAATAAACTGATCTAGGGATGGATACTTCATTTCCATCATGATAGATTCATCTACCTTGATTCTCTTGCTATGTTCATCATTTTTTTGAACTTGGATGTCATCAAGATTGATTTTTACAGGTACTTGAGTTTCACCATCATCTGGACAAATAATATTAACCTCAATCTCTTCCCCAACAGACTTACCACGAATATTTAAAAACAAATATTCAATATCAAAGGTGGGAAGTGCTTCTACTTTGATATTCTTGGTCAGAATACAGTTTTTAATAACTGTTTTAATTGCTGTTGTGATTTGCTTCGTATCTTCGCTTTCTAAAGCAATCACAAGAAGTTTTTCTTCCTTAACAAGAAAAGGTCTATATTGAATTGTTTCTCCTGTTGATGGCAATTCAAGTTGATATGATGGTGTTGCAATCTTTGGTAAAGGCATAATGTCCTATAGATTTTTCAGATGTGATTATTTATAGGGTGTGGACAGAAGAAAAAGTGTCCACTCATGTCTTCAAACAAGACCTTTTTGCCCTATAATAAGGAGGTAAACAAGCAACGCAATGAAAAAACTGTTCTTCACCCTAGTTTTTCTATACGGTCTACTTGGGTCTTCATATGTAGCATATGAAACAACAAGGGATATGAATCTTCTAGAAAGTGCTGTGAGAAATGGAGAAAACCATGCGGAGATGCGTCATCGCACTAATGTAGCAGCAGAAGGAACCTGGTTTCTTCTTGGTAACTTGATTACTATTGCAGGTGTCTTCGGTATGTGTCAAAAAAATGATTAAAGATATAATCAAAGTTGTTGGAATTATATTAGTTACATATGTAACTATCTCAAGTTGTACTGTCGCATCAGTATTTGTTTTGGATCAATCACTGAAAAATACGAAGTCATCTGAACTATTTCCAAATTGAGGGTCTTCGGACCCTCTTTTTTTATATGCCAGCAAACCTAGCAGTAGGTCCTCTGTTTCTTCCAACATATGGAAGTCCTGCCTCAACTCTTCTATCAATAACATTACCCGATGCAGCTGCTGCAGAAGTAGGAACCCCACCAGTTGATAAAGCACCCGCACCTTCAAGACCAGGTAAAGACATATCACTTGTATTGAACTGAGCATTATTAAATGCTGCTTGTTGTTCTGGAGTTGCTGGTTGTTGAGTTTGACTTTCCGTTGACTTTGTACCTTGAACCAAAACATATCTAAGATATGTCATTGATACAGTACACTTTAATAGTGAAGAAGAATCATAAGAAACTGGCATTGAAGAAATACTGATTGGAAAAGCTCCAACAAATCTATATTCCAAACTATTACTAGTCGTCTCAAAGTCCCTCTCAAATTTTCTAACAACTAGTCCCTGTTTAGCAACATACTCATCTGGATATCGGATTCTATAAAAATATTCCATAGATTCAGATCCAATGCCTTTATTTTCACCTTTATCCTTCTGTGGACCCATACTTTCATCCACAGCATATTTAATCCAAGTTTCAAAATAACGAATAGGTAGATAGTTCTGAGCATCAACATAAAATGTCAGGTCTATTCTATCGTCATAAACTCTTCTATAAGCGTGTCTTTCCGTAACTCCATGAAAATCATTTGTGAGTTCTAAAGTAGCTAGATTAGATCCAGGTAGAGTTGCCTCACTACACAAAAAGTTTAGGTTTTCAGTCCCTAAAGGTCCAAAATTTGGAATATTATTGTTTAAAAAGTCCTTCCAATCACTACCAGTTGGTTGAGGAATCTGAACTTCAAAATGAGAAGTTAGGGCAGGTCTA